TAATTGACCACAACTCATACCATCAAATAAACTAAGTACGTTCATTTTTTTCTCCTATAACCAATGCGGTACTAAAAATAGTATCGCATTAGTAACTAATATTAAAACAAATAACCAACTAGGCATATAACTTCTCCAATTCGTTTAATTCTTTTTTATCTTTTTTAATTATTCTTCTAGCCATTACATGACTATCTTCTTCTCCAAATATCCATTTAAAAGGAGGTTTTTTTAAAACCTCCTCATAATGTTTGATAGAATCTTTTAACATTTTTATTTCTTCTTTATGTTCTTCGTGCATATTTTTTTCTCCTAAGTTATGGCGGCTCATTATTGAGCCACCTCATTAAAATTATCACTATCTAAAGCTATATGACATAAAATATCATCAGCTTGACTTTGTATGTTTGGAAAATATCTTGCTAAATGATGAACAGTTTCTTGTTTATGTTTTTCATCATTCCAATAATCATAATCAATTTCAACAAAAAAACCATCAACCCAAATTGGATCATTTATATGATGATGTTCAAAACCCCAATTTTGAATTTTACCTTTTTTAATATGAAAATGATAACCAAGCGTAGTTGGGCCTAGTATTTCAAGAACAGCTTTTGTAATTATTTCTGTGTGTTTAAGATTGTTATTCATTTTTTTCTCCATAATTAATATAAGTATTCTTAAACATTTATTTTACATAATCAATACATTTATTAACATTTTGTGTTTTTTTTTTAATTATGTATAAATCCCTGTAAGGGGCTGGTTTTCATTTTTTTCTCCTAAATTAAAACGTCCCAGCCCTTTTTTTTATGCTATATCTAGTGTGTGAAAGAATCTGATATACAAGAAGAAATCTGCGATTATTTAGATAATAAGAAAAAAACCCATTTATTTCGCTATTTTCACGTTCCTAATGGCGGAAAACATAAGGTTTGGTATCTTCATAAGCTGGTTCGTATGGGAATGAAATCTGGTGTTCCAGACTTAGTATTGGAATTTCCAGATGGTAAGATGGTTTATTTGGAGATAAAAACCGATAAAGGTAGATTATCAGAAAAGCAGATTATATGGCAAAAAGTGTCTAAGGTGCTAAATACCCCACATTATGTCATAAAAGGCTCTGTAGAGGCAAATATGAGCGTTTTAGAGGGTATTTTTGATCTGTTCCCAGATAGTAAAATTAAGGTGTAATTTTGTGTATAGATTTGACTACGCCTAAAGGGATAATATTCCTATCTCCGTAAAAACCATCTTGGGAATAGCTAGCGAAGGTGTAGAGGTATTTTTTATCTTTTTTCAGTATAAAAGCGATTGTTTTAATCGTTGCGGTGCGTAGTCTTAATGCTTCATCTAAACTTTGAATGCTAGAATCTCCGACTATATCTTCCCAGATAATTTCATGGAGAAAATAATCAGTATCACTAATTCTGATTTTTATATCTTTTTTTGATTTTCTTTCTGGCATTGGCTTTGAGTGGCTTACGTTTTTTTGTGCCAATCAATTCTCTGATTGCTGTTGATGTTGTGAAACCACTCATAAACCTATTTCTTTTTACTTTTCTTTTTTTTCTTTTTCTTTTTCATAGGTGGTCTACCTACTTTTGAATAAGTTCCTATTCCTTTTGGCATAGCTAACTCCTAATGTAATATGTAATTGTGAATACCAACTGCAATAACTGCAACGATAATAACTTGAACCCACCACTTTAATGAAAGAAATGAATCCCACCATTTTTCTATTTTCTGTTTCATTTTGTCAAACCTTTCGCTTTTTCAAAACTGCGGAGTCCACCTAGACCCAGCATACCCAGAACCAGTGGCATTAACTGCCCTAGATCAAGAGCGACCCAATCTACTTGAACTTGGAACATTTGTAAAATCATATCTAATATTGGCTGGAAAAGGTACACATAGCCAATACTCAAACCAGATACCCAACCTAAGAATGGACGCCAACCAGAAACAAATACAGATCTATGTGAAGCCTCTGCCTTATTTATGTCTAATTGTTTTTCTTGAAGTTTAGCGTCTATCTCCTTCATTTGAAGTTTCAGCTTTTCTTTTTCTTCTCCAGAAAAATGCATATCGTCTATAACATTCCCTACAGCTTTTATTGTATCACCACCAAATAATTTACCTAACATGATCATCTCCAAATAGTTGTTTACTTATTCTTTCCATTTTTTCTTTTAAGTCCTCTTCTTTATATTTTTTACGCATATCCAGAATATATTGTTTTTCTTCTGGTGTCGTTATTCTTTTTCTGTGTTTTCTAAGATCAACTTTCTCATCTTCTTCATGAGTGCTGTTGCTCTGTTCGGTGTCTGATTGTACCATCTGCTATCCTTCATTTGGGCAATCGCCTCTTTCCAGTTTTCATCAGCCAATGCCTGTTTGAATTTAACAAATTTTTCTAACTTAGGCAAACCAATCTGGAATGCCATCTCAAGGCATACCTCTTGAACAATAGCTGGCATATCTCCGCAAGGTTTTAAAAATGTCTGCATATCTCTTTTAGCTATCATGTAATCTACTAAAAATAGTTTAAGTCCTATTTCATAGGTAATACCATCTCTAAATTCGTGTTTTTCACGTTCTTTAACTAAATGACCAGCTCCTATAGTCCAATGTCCTAAATGGTCTTTGTAAGGTTTTAGTATTATTCCACCCTCGTGATCTATTATTTCTTGGTGCAATCTAGCGTCATCAATCATCTGTTCCTCCTATTTTATGTAGTTCTTCTAATTCTAAATCCATTAATGTTTTAAGTTTTTCTAAATAGACTATTGCGTCCCATAATTCTTCTTGTGCGTCATCAATCCACGCAACAAAAGATTTTTTACTATGTAACATTGTAGAGCCATATTTTTTAATACCATCATCAGCCCTCTTGCTCATTCGTTGCATTATTTTTTTTATCATTTTGTCTTTCGTCATATTTCTCCTCTAGTTCTAACATTGAAATAAAATTATGTGATTGGATATGTCCATCTGAAATCATGAGTTGTGTTATACCATAAGACCACCCATTTGCGTTATTTTTTGCATATTCTTCTAAATGTCCGTAGTTCATACAAGTACCAACATTCACAATTTTAACATAATTACCTCTACCTAATTTTGAAGCTCTCCAAGATCTTTCTCTATGTGAATGACCAAATACAATATCGTGAGTTGCACTATTTGAAATTATACTTGCTTCAGCAGTTTTACCACCAATCTCTCTACCCATTTCATTCATAGGAACATGAACAAAGGCCACCCCCTTACAGAAATAGAAATCTCCATATTCAGAAATACCCCAACCTCTTTTTCTCCATAGAGTTTCATATTGCTGGGAGAAAGCTCCGACTACTTCTTTGTGTTCGTTTTCATATCGGTATAACCGCATTTCGTGATTACCTAAACAGTAATGCTTAATAGGGTTAATATCACCCATGCCTTCATGTAAAAGTTTTAAACATTCGTCTGTAGTATTTATATCTTCTAAGATAGGCGGTTTCTTAGCACCTTTAACTGTATGGTTTTTATCATAGAATGAACAACTATCAAAAGAACAGAAGTCACCAATACAAATTAAATAGTCTGGATTATAATCTCTTATGGCTTTGCCTATCCATAAAAATCTAGAATGATCTTCTTCTGGGGAACAGTGAGCGTCTGGAATAACGAATACTTTTGTTGGCGTTGAAAATGTTGTGCGTTGTGCTGGTATTCTTACAATAGGTTTTTTATATTCTTCTATTACAACTTGCGGTTTTACTTCTTTGTATCTATGCCACTCAATAGTCCAATGTGAACTTTCTAGTGCTAGCTTTTCTATCTTATCTATTTTACGTTGAAGTGTAGTGCGTGGAATATCTAAAATATCTTCTACGATTTTTTTAGCACCAGATGGTTGATTTAAACCACCTTTGCCAAGTGGCGGATAACCTTTATCTAACGCTTCGTGAAGTTTTTCTTGGATAAGTTTTAACTCGTCCCATTCTTTATCTTCCATCTTAGCCAATCATTTTAAACACCCAAGAAATAAACTGTGTTAAGACCATAAAGCCAATAGTCCATAAAACGTAATTAAGTTTTTTAATGTCTTTCTCCAAATGATGTAAATCGTTATTTTCAATTTTGTCTATCTTATTATAGATATCCAAAAGTTGTTCTCTAGTTGTTTTAGGTGTTAGTTTGCTCATTGTTAAAACATTTCATTGCTAAAGATATATTTCTTTCTTTTAGTTGTTCATTTAATTCTAGCACAATACTGTCAACAGCTTTATCACAAGTTTCAAAATTTGTAAAATTTATTGGGAGTTGACCATTTACAGAACAAAATGGATTAATCGTTAAATTAAGAACACAAACAACTGTATAAATAGACCACATTATCCTTGTCTATTATATTTTTTCCATGATTTCAATTTGTGCTTATTTTTTGGCTTGGAGCGTGAAGAGTTTCCTATACTCGTTCTTTTAACAACTTTATCAAATTTTTCTTTTGCTACTGTTTTTTTAGCCATTTAATTGACTTAGAGGATTTTCTAAAGCTAGTTTAATTCTTTTATCTATTTTTTCTTCTAGCTTTTGCATTTCTTCTTTTAATTCATTAACAGTTTCTTTTAGATCTTTGGCATTATCTCTACCATCTTGTTTAACTCTTTGCTCAACATCTTCCACAATAGTTTCAATACGTCTAACATCTGCTTTAAGGTCATTCTTTAATTCTTTAGCTACACCAGCAACTAATTCTACTTCTTCTAATATCATAGTCATTTCTGATTGTAGCATCTCAGTTTCTAATTGAATAAGGTCTAATCTCTTATCAAAGCCGCTTAAATCTGGTGCTGTATAGCTGTTTATTTTCTTTTCCATAGATAAATACCTAGAATAAACCTCAAAACCGCCCCATAATACGCCTACAAAACTACTTAAAACAGTAAGGATAAGGAATATCTTACCTCCTCTGAACTTTATACCACCTACATCTATTTCTGTTGCCATTGACTATCTATCATTTCATTCATTAAACCATCACTTCCTACAAACAGAAAATAACTTGCCATATCATTATCATTGATAACTGTGTCTGGCAAAACAACATTTGAAAAAAATCCTACTCTATCATTTAGTTGTTGTTGATCTTGGAAAAAGGTTTTAGTATTCCCTAAGACTTGCATAACTACAAGGGTTTTAGTTTGGTTTACATCATCATACTTTTTTTTATCGTCCATCTTTTTCATAATCTTTTTAACAGCTTTTTCTTTAGATGATTCTTCTTTCTTTTCTTCTTGAGTTTCTTCTTTTTTTTCTTCTTGCTCTTCTATTTGTTCTGGTTCTTTTTCTTCATTCTTTGCTACTTCTATTTCGTTTGATGTTTCCTCTTCTTCTTTTTGGACTTCCTCTTGTTGCTGTTCTGGTTCTGTTATATCTTCTTCTACCGCAATCTCTTCTACTGTTTCTTCTACTGTAGCTTCTATTTCAGTTTCTATTTCTAATTCTATTTCTGCAATTTCTATTTCAGCAATCTCAATTTCTACTTCTTCATAACTAGGCTCTTGAACATCAATAGGTGCAAAGTCTATTCCTATATCTGTTTCAACAGGAATATTAGAATCAAAAATATCTTCAACAACATCTATAATTTCTTCTGTTGCATCTGAGTTTAAAGCAACAAACATTTCAACACTTGTTATTGTTTGTGTTACAATAGTATTGATAACGTTATAGAGAACATTAACTTGTACTGAGTCAAATAAGGGGCCGATAGATAAATTAATATCTCTACCTCCTATTTCTATAATTATAGTTGTTAAACTTCCAGAAAAATCAAAACTACTTTCATATGTTTGATAACCAGAATTAGTACCACTAGCAGATAAAATATCAGTTCCAGAAAAAACATCTGTCGTTCCATTTTTACCTGTAATGTGCATATAGATTGAATCTTCAGCATCTTGTTTATCTACTTTAATTGAATAATTTGTTTCTCCACCATGTTTTATATTTAGTTCTGAAATATCTACTGTTTGAATAAAAGTAGTTCCATAATTATTACCCATTGTTGAAACATTATTTCCACTACCTGTTATTTCTGCACATTTATCAGTTCCTAATTGACCGCATGAATTACCACTAGGCATTGAAGCTGGGCCTTGACCTCCCCAATCAATATCCATTTCTCCATCTTTTGATGAAGTAACAAAATCATTTTCGCTATCTAAAATATTTCCAGAATCTTCATTTGTAACTGTTGTTGTTGTTGTAGTCGTTTCTGTGGTAGTCGTTGTTGTTATACCACCATTTTCAAATTCTATTGTTTCAGTAATAACTTCATCAATTATTTCTTCTATTGTGGGGGTACAAAGACCTGTTGTATCAGTTGAGCAATCTACAGCTTGACTAGAAAAGGATAGGGAAACCGATATACATAGCCATAGCCATAAATATAAACTTCGTAAGATCATTATTAGCTTCTCTTTCTTCAACTGTTATTTCTCTTCCTTCTAATAAATTGGCTTTTATTAGACTTCCATCTGGTATCATTTCTGGATTTTCTAACCAACCTTGCTTAGCTTCATTGCCGATAGAACCCATGTACGGACAAACTGTTCCAGCTTGATACATACTATCCCATGTGCGACTATCTAAACACAAAACTGACACAGCCGCTACTTTCATTCCCATAGAATAAAGTCTAGATGAGATCTTTAATTTTGCACATAAAGGATCTTCTTTCATAAGTCCTGTTGCTATTCCAAGTATGTTTGTTTGTATTGCTCCGCTAGTTGCTACCATACAAACATCAGAATTATTTACAACAACACTTGGAGCAGAAGCTGTAGGTACGGATTTATCTATTACTGTACTACTAACAGTATTTGTGTCTGCTGAATAAACAGTAAAAGAAAAAAAAGTTATAAATACAAGACTAAGAAAAAAATATTTCATTTAGCGAGCTGTGGTCGGAGTCCCATCTGATCCAACCAGAGGCGATTCTGCAAATGCTAGGTAGATGTAGGTACCTACATTAGTTGAAGTTTGATTTGCTCTCAATTTAAAACCATTAGATAAAAAATCTACATCATTACTGCTTTCAAATTCTGCACCAGAATCATTTGCAAGTAAAGTTGCATCTGCTTCATTTATTGGGTCTCTTTTATTATCTAACATATGCCAATTAGCTGTTGAGTCTGTTCTCTTAATCATAACAAAAGCTGGTTTAAATCCTGTATAAACAAATGCTCCATCAGCATTAGAATTACCTGTGTACGAGCCAAATTTACTGAAGCCTTGTTTTTCGGCAAAGCAATAAGCAACAAATGTACTAGTATTTGCATTAACTGCCGCACTAAAACCTAATGTAAAAACTGATGATGTTGGTGCTGTATCATCAAAAATATTAGAAGCAGTTGCTTCAGCATCAGTTGTATTTAAACTTAAAAAATTTGAAGCACTTGTTAAACTATTATGATATACTATCCAATTATTAGTTGAATCTCTTCTTTTAAAAATAATCATTTTAGGAGTTGCACCTAAACCATGACCAACTGTTGCAGTGTCAGCCCCATTGCCAGTATAGGTGACGATAGAAAATCCCGCATCAGTATTAGCTTGTACTGTAGAAGTAATTGAACCATCTGTATTACTTGCTGTAGTACCACCATTAGCTTTCCATTGCCATGCTACATAATTATTTGTATTTGTATTAGAATTTGCATTTGTTGAAACTGTAAACCCATCTGATTGAACAGAATCAACTACAGTATTTGTATATTGATTTTCAGAGTCATTTCCATTTGTAAATAAAACATTTGTTATTCCTCTAGAAGTATCTTGTACAGCATGACCATTAGTTGCACTTCTATCTTTTAACCATATCCAATCTGGTTGTAAATCTGAGTTACCATCATTAGTTATGGCATTTGATGAACCTGTTCCAGTATACAACTGTGTATGAAAATATGCTGATGGGTCGTCTATTGTTGTATAAGCCATTATCCGTACTCCGCTAGGTTCTTCGTGCATAGTGCATAATATCCACTAGGTACTGCGTATTCAAAATTTCCAAATCCAGCACCATCAGAATTACCACTTGATATTGTAAAAGGTGGATTGCCAAAGTTTGCTTCTACTTGGCTAGTTGTATAAAATATTCTTGCAAAAGGATTATAAGTAATATCTGTTACACTACTTGTAGTATGAACTAAACTTCCATTTAAATAAAATAATACTTGATTGTCATCAGCATTATAACCAATACTTACAATATCCCCTACTGCAAATGCTGTTGGGGTAGCTACTATTGAGCCACCTGTATATATTCTTCCAGTTGAACCAGAACTATAATAAGTATATGTTCCTGTTTGTTCAGAACCAATAGAAGTATCAGTTGTTCCTATTCCTAGATATATATTGTCAATACTAGAACCTGTTAATTTATATTCCCAATACCATTTTCCATTATCCATACCAAAAGTACCTCTTTCATTCCTACTTGCATTAGAACCAGTTGTTATAACTGTATTACCTTCAGAATATGTTCCTCCTGTTGCTGTGAGGGGATTAAAAGTACACCAATTATTTGTAGGTGTATCTGTTGTTTGATCTGTTGCTGTTAAATTAGTAGCTGTAAAATCATTTCCATTTCCAGATGTATCATCTCCTAAATTTCCAGAGTCTTGAAACTCAAGTTTAAATCCATTGGTCCCATATGAACCAGAATATCTTATAGGTACCCAAACTCCGTTTTCATTAAATTCTCCAAATTCAGTTGGTGCTAATTGAGAACCATTGACATAATACATTTCAGATAAATAACCTCCATAAAAAGACCCACCAGTAGGGTCACCACTTATTTGATGAGGGTTGGTTCCGCCAAATAAAAAATCAGTATTTTGAGAATGACTAGCTCTACCATCTGTTGCAAAAGATGTTTCCTCTATTCCATTAACATATAATCTGGCTCTAAGTGACGCTGTACTATTAGTAGAATCAAGAGCTAAGACAATATGATACCAAGCAGAAGGGTCACGAAATAATCTGTTTGTTTTTAAAATATCTCCAGCTCCACTATGTTCAAATAAAATTTCTCCCCCTGTTCTATGAACAAGCATTGCATATGAACCAGCACTTGGTCTAACAGAAAAAATATTATTATGGTCACCACCAAAATTTAAATCAGGTTTCATCCAAAAACTTAATGTCATAGTATCAACATTACCAGCACTGGCTGGATCAAAAGATAATTTAGCATCATCTCCTTCATTAAACCTAAGAGAATTATTTATTTCATAACCACCAGCTACAGCAGAATTAGAACCTAATACAGGAAAAGGCATTATTTAACTGGGAACTCGCCTAGTGGTCTTGTATAAACTGGATTTGCTTCTGTGCCTGTGTTTGTGTATTCAAACAATGCTT